TTTTGCTTGTTTTCTTTTTGCAACACTAAGATAAGTGAAAATTCTGACATGGCAAAATCCTGGGCAACTTTTTGTTGCTCAGGAACTTATAAATAAAGTTAAATTATAGTGTTGCGGAATTAAGGTTATCTCTTCTTCCCACACGTTGGTATCCATCATCAGAAACGTTTGAAGACAATATAATTGTCACCGTTCTTGGTGGCTGCCTTGAAATCACCATGTCCAATTTCACGGCAAAGCTCTTCAGCTCTTGCCGGGGTGAAAGACTTTGCTACTTGGACTATTACAAGAGTGGAAGTGATGGAAATCATGTCGATGCCTTTAGTATCCATCAGTTTTTTGACCAAGCGTTTGTTTGTAAATCGTTTCTCCATATTGTTAAGAATTAAAGATTTCATCAGTTTGTTTATCATCGATAGGCTCATATAGCGTATCAATAATTTCTTTACGATCGATGGGCGACAACCCTCTCAGCGAATCCATATTTATATTTATTTTTTCTCCAGTTCCGTTGTTGACCTGAATAATGAACGTGTTCCGCTCCATCCGCTTCGGATCTTCGACAGCCTCCGGCTTCTCACCAATGAGAACTGCCAACACTTTTTTGGCAGCATTCCAGTTCTTGAGGTCGCCCCGCAACTTGCATTCGCGTATGAGTTCTATCTGGTCTTTAATCTGCCAAGCGTGCCAGAAATCCCAGTCGAAAGTATGGTTCGTCTTGAACAGTTCTTTGGCAAGCGCAATATCTTTACGTGCCTGTGTGGCCGTCACGCGGTATTTCGTCTGCATGATATTGATGATATGCGCCTCATGCGGATAACTGTCAAGCAGACGTCCAGCCTGCAACACACGGTTGAACTGTTCCTGTAGAGCTGGCGGCAGCGGTGAGTTCTCCGGGTCGATAATGTGCTGCTGTATGAGTTCGTGATTCTGTTCGATGAGCGAAGTATGTTTTTTAGCCATGTACGAGATGATGTGACAATTCTTTCATAAAATTGATGAGTTCTGCCTGAGCCGGATTACTGCCATTCTGTGCAGCCTTTATAACAGCTTCTCTTGTCTCAATCAGCTGCCGGACATATCCCCGATAGAAGGACTGACGGACAGGAGAACCTGCAGTTCTCAGTTCCTCCATGAAATCTAATTCGTCCACTTCAATATTGATGGCAATCAATTCTGGAGTTATCAATCTGTAAGCACAGTCCTCAATAGCTTTAAGTTGTTCCTGCGTCAAATTCATCGGTCATCATTTTTAAATCAAAATCAAAGACATCTTTGGATGTATGGATAATGCCACGTTCCAGCTTCGGGTTCCGTGTTGCATTCTGAGAACCTACGACTGTCCACTGGACATGATCATTATATATCAGAGCCACTTTAGCATGCAATGCAGTACAACGGTATGCACCAGGAAAGGATGTGACCAAATAATCGAAAGGTTTGGGCGAGATTGTCCGCACCCGATTGTCTATGAGAAAGCGGATAGAAAGAATCGTCCCTTTGTCACAATACCTTTTAAGAGTAGCCAAGCTCTCTTCTGCAATGGAGTAACTCGACATGAAGATGTGAGCCGGTCCGCTTTGCTTCAACAGATATAGAATAAGCTGTACCAGGTTGAAAGCCCCCTTGGAGTAGAAATGTTTATCCTTACCCGGATTGACAATACCCAGAGCCGAAGGTGAGCACAATGTCTCTGTCACGAAATCATGTGCAGCACTCTGCATATCGGTACGGACAATGCCGCAGGGTGCAGCATTGTCCGTTTCTGATTCTATCGGTGAGCATGGCACGAGCATGGTCAACCGAATTTAGCGATAGCGTACTGAACCTTTTCGAGTTCAGCGCTCAGATTGCGAATTTTAGCCTCGTACTTTTCACGAGCTGGAGAAGGCGGAAGCGGATTCTCTTTTTCTGCAACCGAATCCTGCTGATAGAGCAACCGGCAATTGGCACGATGGATTTTTGTTTTGATTGATTTTTGTATATTCATCAGTTCGTCTTTAGTCTTAGTAGAAAGGTCCACATCCTGTTCTTCTACAGGAGTTGCAGACTCCTTATCTTCTAACGAAGCCAAATCTTCATCACTCAAATCGTGAATTGTGCCAGCTTGAAAACGTTCATACAATGGATACAGACGCTCCATCAGCGCGGAACACTTGTCTATTTCTTCCAAAATAGGTTCTCTTTTTTTAATTGTATCTTCGCTGTTGTCCTCTGGTAGTTCTGCCAATTGGCGATGCAGTGCATCTCGTTTGCGGTATGCTGCGGCATACTCTCGAATAACGGCTGCAGCATTTTGAGGGAGTTCAATTTCACCGGCTTCATCTTTTTTGATGATGTCGATAAGAAGTTCTGTCTGGCCTACTGTTTCTGCTGGGGCGACGGTGGCGGCATTCAAACCTGTGTCAGGGTCTATGTCTTCAATTTGTTCGTTGGGTAGCGCCCAAGCTTGTACAAGCATACGCATAAGGTGCAGCAATCTTGCTTTTGCTTCGGGACCTGATTCTCCGTGCTTGCGAAGTTTAGCTACCACACCTGGTTTAAAGCCGCTATCCTGTAGCAGCCGTACGCCTTCATTAAAATCACGTTTGCCATTGAGCCAATCTATAGCACGCTGGCGGTACTGACTGAATTTATTCATATCTTCAAAAATTGGTTGATGCAAAAATAGGAGCGAAAAACGGTGCGGAATAGGACACACAAAAGGGGACCGCTGCATCACGCAGAGATCCCCTGTGAAAAAAATGATAAAAAAATAGGTTAAGAGGCTATTTTCAGGATATTTTCAGTATCACCCGTATACATGAGCTTGCGCGGACATACATAAGTGAATTTGAGCGGAACCTGATTGCGGTCGGCACTCTTGGTACCTGTCGTCGTAGCATCAGCAGCAACACGACGTGCAGCGGTGAGTTTGTCGCCAAGCAAGTACTTGTTGCCGTTCTTGTCGGTCACGATAAAGAACATGCGACGACCGCGTGTTGCATTTTCGAATCCAAAGATTGTCTGAGTCATCTTTGAGCGGACAACAGCCAATTCGTAGAGACAGCTTTCGCCGCCAGTCTCGCCTTGGTCTGTAATAGAGAGTGAACCTTCTTCATCCGTGAAAGTAAACTTGTAGGCACGGCAACCGGCTTTCATTACCAAATCGCCATTCCATGCACCCGCTTCGTCAAGTGACATGGTGCCATCTTCAGCTGCAGGTGCAGGAAGATCCGGCCAGCTGGCCACATCTTCGTAATAGCCATAGACCAATTCTTGTACTAGTCCTGCCAAGTTATCCAAGTCAACACATGATACAGCTTGATCGATATCGGCCAGTTCGATACAATTTTTATCCATACGATACAGCAGTTTATAGGTTATTATTCAGATGCAGGAACGATGCTCTGGTCGTTGACGCGGAACAGGTTCTTGTGGATGGTGGCAATCTGGAATCCAATGACAAACTTTCCCGAAGCAGTAAATTTGTAGGGATTACCGGAATTGAAAGGTTTCATACTCTTGAAATCTGAATCCTGATCATATCCGTAATAGATATTGCCGTCAAACGTCAGAATCACGAACTGAGAGTTCTCGGGGTATCCAGAAAGACGCACAAGTTTACACTTGCCGTTTGTCTGGCGCAAATATTGTTCACCAACGGTTTCGGCCCCCGAACCAGTGATGAGTGTACCTTGGTCATCCAACCAGTCATCATACATACTGCCCAAGTCCTCTGAGATATACATGACACCACCCTTTTGGCGGAAATTCTGAGGCATATCGCGCCACATGGCCAACAATTTTTCGCCCACATCCGCACGGGTCATTGCTCCTGTAGCGAACAGGTTGCCTTTCGCTTTAGAGATTAATCCTTCAGTAATATCCTTTTGGATGATAGTCAACGGTCCATCAAAAGAATCAGCCAAAGTATCCTTGCCCTCTTCTTCTGAATATTTTGCTGTCAAGCAGACATTGTGGAGGTCGTTGGAGGCAGACTTCAGGCCATAGTTGATAATCCACACTTCAAAGGGGTGTTGCTTCGGCCACAATCCACCTTTCACCTCAGTGATATAGGTACGGCGATAGCGTTCCGGTTCATCAGCCATCTCCATCACGCAAGGATATACCTTGAGTGTACGTGGTTGGAACTCTCCACTCTCCACGTGGCCTTTGAATTCGCCCGTATATTTACGGCCGACAGAAGCCAAAGTAGTACGCCCCAAAACAATGGAGTCTGTCACTCCAGGAATGGGTGTGAAGTGCTTCAGAATGTCATGTGCGTCACCTTCGTCAATGGCGGTGAGCAAATTCTTGTGCTTGGTTACCGCTCCAATGACGGCGGTAATGTCAATAGGTGATTTAAAATCCATAGCAAAACTGTTATTAGTTGAAGAATTGGTTAATTGGATCCACAGCTTCTGTAGAGTAGTCCACAGGCGTACTAGTAGGTGCTACCGCTGCAGCAGGCACACCTGTAGGGATGCGGTCCACAACAGCTTTGATGGCATGAGCCTTGTTGGAAACACCTGTGATGTTCTTCACAGAATCAGAGAGAGAGTCGAGTACAGAAGCAGCTGCATCCAACTCTGTTTTGTTACGCTGGCCTTCAGCCAAAGCGTTTTCGATTTTGGTCAGCTGTTCAGCTGACAACTCAACGTTGCCTGCAGCATTGGGAACCAACGTATCCAATGCAAGCAAGGCCAAGACAGTCTTGATAGCGTTCTTGTCCATGTTGTTTGTTTGATTATTAGGGTTAGTATTCACATTGTCTTCAACTTTAGGAGCAAACAGACTTTTCAGTTTGGCAAAGAAGGAATCAGCCAATGTATCATCATTCTTTTTCTCGTCCTCTACAGTAAAAGCCGGAGTAGGCAGGTTGAATTCGGCACAAGCTTCGACGTGCATAGCTTGCACTTCTGCTGAGAGAGGTTTAGCAGGAATAATCTTGTCGATGAATCCCCATTCAAGCACTTCTGAAGCCAACAACCATCGTGCTTCTTTCATCAGATTGAAGACATCTTCGAGAGTCTTGCCCTTATTCTCGCAAGCCTGTAGATACATCTTAGCAATCACCAAATCGAAAGCATCCTGATTCTTTTTCTCCTTTTGCAGATTTTTGATTGCATCCTCAATCTGATCTGCATTCATATGTCCATAGACATTAACAGGAATAGAGGACTTATGTGCCAGCCACAGACTATTCTCTTGCATTTCGCGGCTCTTAGCACCCAAAGCAAGAAATGTGGCAGCACTAGCGCACATGCCCCGGAACTCAACAGTAGCATTGCCATGATCCTTCAGTAATTGTGCCATAATGATGGCTTCGTTGACTGCACCGCCAAAAGAGTTGATGATAATCCGTACAGGCGTGCCTGCATTTTTAGCCAAGAAACTTTTCAGCATATAGCGTTGCCACCCGTAGTGGTCAATCGCTCCATTGATTTCAAATAAAATTTCTTTCATTGCGTGATTATTTTCTGCAAAGATGCACAAAATAATCACGTGAAATGAAGGACACAACAGGCTGAAAAGATTGTCAAAGTGCTGTAATATCGTTAGCCAATGTGACAGACGGTTCGGGTTCTTTTGCAGAAAAAGTGAAGCGTATGCCATTCATGGCAGAGGGAGACCCAGATGATTTGTCCGAAAGGAATCTCAGGGGGACATCAACGGTACCATACAGCTTGACTGTCCCATTCTGATCCTGGGATATAACGAGCCAATCACCTCTTTCAAGCAGTTCTACGATGTGGGTATTCTCATTTTTTGGAATGCAACCGGATATATTGACATCCCACAAGTCACCACCATCTGCAGATGATTGTTTCTCTGAGACAGCGAAACTGTTGTCTGCAAAGATGGGAATCTCAATGATATTGGCACGATCAACCACTTCGAGGTGTTGGATAGACATGATGTAGTCGTAGCGCAAACGGCGGAAGGATTTTGGTGGGATTACCAAAATACGAGCTAATCCCGGACGGTTGTCAAAGTCAAATGTCAGTGTTTTCATACGCTATCTTGCCCTGCTGTGAGATTGTCCCATTCTTGAACAATTGCACAACAACTATTTCTTGAATTTTATTATGAATACCCATTTTCAGTGCTTTTTTGTCGATGGTTTTGTCTCGGTTCCATAATCGACGGATAGAATCTTCAGGCCAAGTGGTATCGTTCCATCCGAAACGATGGTAGAACTCCTGAATGCAATGTGACAAAACAGGAGTGACCATATACTGTGCCGCCAGAAAGGTCAGCAGGATGGTGCGACATCTGCATTCCAATGCATTCGCCAGCATCGCCTCGTCAGTAGGTGAAAGTGCCCATCCGTAGGTGTAGAAATCGCTTTTAGTGATTTCAAGTGCAATTTTAGCATTTCTATATTTATAATTGCCGGACAAACGATTGTCATAGCGATGTGAAGGTCTCATCAGCCGATGACGGAACAGCACATCAATAGTTGTGTCAGTAGAGATGTTGACAAGTTCCGGCCAATCGGGATCATTCACACCAAAATTCGTCAGCAAATATTGCTTGACGAATGGAGCTACCCATATCCATACTACGAATCTTTCTTTTTTTTTCATTTTTCAAAACTATTAGTGCCAATTTAAGCGTCCAACCGACCAACAAACCAACGGAATAAGTAAAGTTACTAATATTCAACGATATAACCAAATTTTTAATTAAAAAAGTGTCGACCAACACGACCAACAAGTGGCTATTCCGTTGGTTTTAGGATTTTTAGCGTTGGAAACAGAGAAACTCTAAAACCAACAAAAACCAACGCTAAAACCAACAACGACCAACAACGGCCAACCGACGAACACACTTATATATTACTCTTTATTAACTTATTACGTATTTTTATTATTGAAAAACTTCGGGTTTTGTTGGTTTGTTGGTTTGTTGGTCGGTGTTTCGTGAATTTTTCAAAGTACTCTGTGATATTTCATTTTTTGTTTGTCAGGGGGTCATCGGGGGATTGGATTCGGGAAAATCAAGAAGCCCCATTGAGGAGAACTCAATGAGGCTTCAACAACAAGGATAAATGATTTGCCATGCCACCGCCGGGAACGTCGTGCGGTTCGCAGGCTTTGGTTCGGGCGGTGGCATGAACGTTTACGATAATACATGACCTTCATCGTCCAGTTGGCTAATCAAACACTCTAGCTCGTCCTCTCCAGTCCGAATATCTGCTAATTCCACGATAACCTTACCCGCTTCGCGGTATTGCGAATACTCAAAGACCGCTTGTTTCATTGCCCGTTTTATATTCTTGGCATATATAATGGTCTCCCACTGGATGCCATCAGAACCTTCAAACAAGACGGCATACCGTTTACTGCTCATGATTCCTCCTTTTTAGGTGGTTTAACCAAAATCGAATAGATCCATCCGTCGGGTAGGGTCATGTCATATGATACACTACCAGCATCGCTTTCTTCAGCCATTTCACGCAAAATCTTGAATATACTACCCATGAGTTCATCCTTTTGTTTTTCGGTCATGTCGATTGATGCTCTTAATACTTTAGTCATCTTTGCTATTCTCTATTTTTGAATTCCATTTTTTCTGAACTTCACTAAATGCTTGTGTAACCATTACAAACAAATCTACAGGAATTTCATCACAACAAGGATCGATGAATCTGACATGGCCTTGTTGATCGAATCTGTAACGGATAGTGATTTGGCCTCTGTCCTCTGTCTTGTCTTTACTCATGACTTTTGAAATTTATGTCATACTTTGGAACTCTACAAAGTCGTTTTGCCTGCATAAAACAATAACCATAGCCGTCCCAATAAACACGGTGGACTGTTCTTACAGTCTTATCCTCTCCGTTTGCGGCAAAGATGGTGCCTGCTGTCCGGATAACTCCCTCAACCTTGCGGACAAGCTGTGCTTTGGCCGTATAAAGGAAATGAGTAAACTCAACATTGCGCGGTTTGCGCTTCTCCCAATCTTCAGTTGGGTGCAATTGATTCAACTGTTTCATTTTTATCATTAATTAATTGAATAGGTTTTGTTGTTCGGGTTTCTGTTTTTCGATGATAGCGTTGACGCGTTCAATCTCTGCGTCCACGCGAGCCTGCAGGTTCTTCATGCGGCTGTATGTTGCAGGTGACCTGCTTTGTTCGTTTTCGCGTTCGGCCTGCCGCATATCCGAAACGAGCAAGAAGAATGCACGCGGTGTCATAAGGCAACTCCTGTGGTTAAGGTGAATGCATCCCGGATGGCCTCTTTAACAAGAGCTTCATCGTTATCGTCATACTCCAATAGTGCTTCAGTTCTCCGCTCATTATATGAACCACAATTCTCTCGTGACAAATGAATCTGTACGGGCAAATTATTTTCGTGGATCAAATCCACCAATACAGCCACCACATGACTGCTTTCTTTAAAAATCTGTTGTTTCATATCTTTATTTTTTTAATTAAAAAGGCATGTCCGGGTCTTCCTCTGGACGTTCGTTCCGCTCAAAGTCAATGCCCATCAGTTTTGACAGGATATCATAGTTGAGTACTACAGCAGAGGTCATTTTCTCTTTTTTCTCCATGACGCGCGTCATGGTCATGTTGCCAGGTGCCGCATTAGGGTCGGGATTGACACCACCAACGGGTATTTCCTTAACATCCATCCATCGGAAACGGGTGTTGCTGACTTGGCCGATGAATGACGGATGAGAATTCAAGTTCACTTCGAGAGTAGTCAATGAAAGAGGCTTGTCCCCATTCACCATGGCGGCTGCATACATTTTATGGATGTTTGAAAGGTTCATGTAGAGCACTGCGGTATCAGATGGCTGCATGATTTTTTCAATGCCACCTTTGAGCTTCAGACGCGTCGGGCGTTCAATCTTGTAGTCACGTCCATACTTGATGGAACCTTTATCGATGAGGTAATCAATGGTATTGAAGAACATAGCCAACTTGTCTGTCTTGACAAGCATATCAACCTGTTTCTTTATCTTGTCAACAGCGATATGCAAGAAATCTTCGTACGTAAACGGCAAAGGAAGATGAGGGGCATACAGCGACATCAATTTAACCATGGTCAGGAAAATAGATACCGTATTGATTACGCGCGTTTGGTCTCCCGAACGTGACCCGCCTGCTTCAACCATTGTCTGAAGCTCACGGCTGCACTGTTTGAGCAGTTCCGGGAAATGTGTTTGCACCAATGGCCGCATGGCCAACACATCGAGCAGAAGGTATGAGAGTCCGGCTTTCTCGGCTGTTTTCAACTCTTGGAATATCTGTTGGGCATATTCTTCGTTAATGCTGTCCCGCTTAGGAACCTCGCATAAGACCACACGGTTTGACAAGGCGTTGTCATCCTTTTGTGGCGCCTCCTGCCCAAGGATAACCACTGGCGCATTGACTTTGGATGTCTCGATGTCATTACTGGTAGCAGATTTTCGCTTCTGCTTACCCTCTCCGTCATAGGTTACAGACTTCAAACCTTGGAACTTTTGGTCGGAAATCATCTCATCATTGTATTCTTCGAAGACCTGCGGAACGTCGCGGAAGCGTTCGAGTACAGAGAAGAAAGCAGCATCTGTACCGCTGTTGAGATTGAAACTCGGTGCTTCTGGCTTGATGAAAAGGCTACGGATGCTGACTGCAATTTGCGTCTTACCGGACATGGTTGGGCCAACAAAGAATAGGGCTGTAAATAGACGATTCAACGGATATATCTCAGAACGGAAAGCACAAAGAATAGCATAAATCAAAGCCCATTTG